CCGAAGGACAAAAATCTGCACCGGCAAAAGAATGCCCAAAACGATGAATCAAAAGACTCAAAAATCGACAAAAGCGACCGGGGCCTCCGCGCCCTCAGCCAAGGCTGGAAAAAGCGCAACAATAGTTGCAAAAACCCAGGTACCAAGTGGTACCAACAAAGGAAAAGGAACAATAGTTCCTGGCAAACGACAAAAGGAATACGGATTACACGGAGAATTAGTCTATTTTGACTCAAGGAAACCCTGGATTTATGAATACAATCTGTCACGGCGAATGAATATTCCCAACCCCCCCACGGAACTCATACCATTTTATCCTGGTTGTTTTGCGGAAGAATACCCAACTGAATCACACAACTCGCATGGTTGTTTGCATATGGAGCGGAAATTTCTGAATCAAGATATCATTAAAAATATCTTCGATGCGGGCATGACCTCAGTGCTGGATGTAGCAGGAAACATCACACGAGAGTCTAGAACCATTGACAGTATTAATGCTGTGAGACGGAAAAAGAACCAATCCACGGTTGAATATTTTTCATGTAACCCAACAATCACAGGAAGTGATGCCATGAGGAACATGGTCTATGAAGAACACATACAACAACGTTCTCCAGACCACTATTTACGAAAGAATTTTGAAAAGAAAACCCTTCAAAAATCTCGATTCCCTGACAAGGTGGATTGTTTGATGTTAATACATTCGTTGTATTACATTACTCCTGGTGATTTGATCAGGGCTATGTTAAGGACCAAGCGGCGTGCTGCTTGGGCATCTGTTCATACGTTTGATAAAACTAAGGACCAAGGTGAATTCCCTGGTGCGAAGTGGCATCGAGTGGGTGAACAGGTGGTGATGTGTGTGGATGGGAATTCGTTCTCATACACACACAACAACCTATCTTGGCTCACAGAAAATTCAACCCACGAGGAAGTAATCACGGCGAATGATGGCACAACAAATTCAGTAACCTTGTGTTGGTCCCTGTTCAGGGAAGGGAAAACTCAGAATGCGTATAGGTTCTGTCTGGTTGATCATGACGTAGAAAACGAAGTGACAAAACCAAAAGAACCTGAACTCATACCAGCAGGAACGATTAGTTTTATGCGTTTGAAGAAACCTCATGTAGGAAAGCTTGGTCTTTTGACTTGGACACGTGACACAAACCCTTTCGAGGTGTTTATGCCACTGTACAATCATTGTAAGACTGAGTACCTCATGGGTAAGAAACCAGATGCTGCAACTTATCGACAAGCGATGTCAGCGATGCGTCAGGTAGACAAGACTATTACGTCTAGTGCCTTACGTAATTTACTGAATTATCCACAGATCTTTGTGAATTCAGTGACGTTGGCGTTCGTTTCTTGCGCGTTGGAATACAATGAATCCCAAGGGATTATTGAATTGTATGCTGAGGAGATTGCGAAGATGGATTTCGGTAGAGCTGTAAGGCGCGACACTAGTTTGGGTGAAAAGATTGAAAATGTGGGCATCAAAACTCACAATCTTTTCAGCAGTGAAGCGGATCAACTTGCAGTGAACGATGGCTCTATAGCCAATAGCAAAACCAAAGTAGTAATTGGTGAGTTGGAAACCTTCTCTAAGGGATCCAAGACCGTGTTCAAAAGTGAGGCTGCTAACCTGACCCCAGTCGCTCAGAAACTTTGTTCTGAGCATTCAACCCCGATTTGTGATCAAGGTGTTTCTGAGAAAGCCAAAGATATAGCAAAGGAATTGACGGTAGTCACTCCTTTCTTAATCGCGGCTGATCCTAAGAAAGTCTTTGATGAAGCAGTAGTGAGAGCCGATGCCTGTAAAGTTGCAACGAAAGTAGCAAAAACTCTGCGAGCTGAAGCATCTCTATACGCACAAATTGAGGCGGATTCTGGTCTAACAAGTACAGCAGCAAGGGATGAATATCAAGATGTATTGTCGCGCACATCAATGAAATTCATGAGAAAGCCAAAACAGATGATCTTGTCGGGCCCTGTCAAAAGGGGTCGTACTCCCTATGTGTTATCACGACGCTTGGGAGTCGCTCTTCATCCTGATACTGGTGCCCCTGCATCGATAAAATCTGCACAGATTCATCGATTGTATGACGGTAACGAGCATTTGGATTCACGACAAACAAAACACCTTGATTATGCATGGGACAATTTGGACAAATTGTTACCTACACAAGCTGAGCATGATGCCCTTCTTGAACGGTTACCTCTAAAGGAACCCCGGGATTGGTTGAGTACACAGTATGGACGTAGGAATGACAAAGCCCGAGTTGAAACATTGTATAATGAAGGTATTTTAGCGTTGGAAGAAGGACAAGATGTAAACACAAATTACAGTTTCTTTGTGAAGAAAGAGACCGCGTTGAACAAGGGTTACATGAACAAGTTTCGTGGGATCTTTAACGTTCATCCAACTTATGCCACTCGGGTAAACCCTTTCTATTTCCAAGTTACCAAGAATTTAGTGCACTACTTTAGTCCGTTTCAACCGGCTGGACAACACACAGTAATCGCTTCAGGCCTTCCTGCTGATCAATTATCAGCATGTATGGAAGATCGCTTGGATGCTGTTGGTTTGAAAGCTTACATTGGAACACTTGATGCTTCATCTTTTGAAGCGAATCAGGCTAAGGAACACACTGAACGGGTAGTAAATCGTGTTTATACAAAACATCGGGTGCCACAACATATCTTGACAGAAATCGAGAAAATGTATGACATTCGCGTGGTGCGTAAACATGAGGAAAATGGAACAAGGGAAATACTTGAATGGTCTAGGGAAGGAGGAATGGCTTCAGGAATTGGGGATGTTACGATACGTAACAGTCTTAATACCATGATGGCCCGCGTGGATTTGTTACTCTCTGTTGGTTATATGATTGAGGAAATAATGGAACGAACTTTTGCAATGATTTTGGGTGATGATAATTGGATATTGTTGCCTTCTGATCCAAGAAATGCGAAACTTACGACAGAGTATGTAGCGGATTTCTTTTTGAAGAACCATGGCTGGAAGATGAAGAGTGAGTGGCATGAGGTTGACGCATTGAGCAAAACAGAGATTTGTTCGATGTATCCTTTCTACGATGTAGTGCATGAAGGGACAAACCAAACGCAGCTCTATTTGAGTCAGAAAGTCGGGAAAATCCTAGCAAAAACATTATGCCTTGACACTGTAACCCAACCCAAGAAAAGATTAGAAACTCTCAAGGGTGTGATTCGTGGCGCTGGACACTTTAGACAAGGATGGCTGTTGAGCCGCTGTCTCAAAACGTTGGATGAAAATGTGAATGCGGATGTGACCCAAATCCAAAATTACATTGAATCTGAGTGGCAACACAACTACCGATGTCATAATGGCGAGGTACAGTTGGCAACCGAAACGGCATTACAATGGGATGCAATCAGATATGACATGACTGAAAAAGAAATCAAGAAATGTCATGCTGAATTCCAAAGTGCTGTGCTCGAGAGTGACTTTCCCTATGGACCAGTCATCATCCCGGACACTGAAGGTTGGCGAACTGTATTTGAACATGACATGCCCATTGCGGGGGTAGATGATGTTGAAAAACGCTTAGACTCAAATCTTCCACAAATAGAACAAGTGACCCACATTCCCAAAGATTGGTACAAAGCAAATGCCCAAGGGTATTTTGCCATCAATCCGTCGTTTCTTGCTCGAGTAAATCTCGGGTATGATTAAATGCCAACAAAATTTCCCATGGTGTCCCACAAGGACAATCGTCGAGTATAGGTTCTATTCTTTTCCCTGCACGGCGTACATAAAAGGACGTAGAAAACAAATTTAAATATAAATAAAATACACAACACATGACAAAACACGATTACGTAGACAAACTGGTTGAAAATAAAACCATTTTACCTACATCAGCTGACTTTCTCCGCTGTACACTTGATCCATTTCATGACTTACCATTGACTCCAGGAGCTCGTCCGGATGGCACTACCACAGCTAGTGTCGTGAAGCTGGTCAGAAAACAACTCACGTTTTCTGCACCACCCGGATTAGCACCAGAAGCGACGTGGGACGCATTAGTCTTTAATGCGCCGGTTATGAGGGGTGACAATACAGCGGGTCAATTATGGCATAATCAAGGAGTATTCGATGCTGAAGGCCAAGTCTTACTTAAGCCCGACAGTACAACTCAAATTAATGGCGACCACGCCGGAATTGTTAATGTAATTACCGCTCATTCAGCTGATACAGCCTTCCCTCTCAACCCAACTTTCTCCGCCACACGGTCAGAAAACCGGTCCCTAACGACTGGTGAAGCGATCAAGGGGAAAAGTCGGTTGGTAGGCCTAGGTTTTGAGGTTACGAACACTACTGCCGAACTCTACAAAGGAGGGGCGCTAACAGTGGCTCGTGTACCAGGTTCACAAGAACCAATCCAAATGCGAGAGGACATAGCCTTCGGAACATTTGACCAGCAGATTCGCAACTACAGTGGCATGCCATCTAGTGAAGCCGAATTGTTCAGGATCCCCGGAGCCCAACAATGGAAAGCTGAAGATGGAGCCTATGTGACAGCGACCTTTACCGAGGAGAACAACAAATTACAAACACCAACAAATTCCAAAGTGCGAATCACTATGTCGAATGAACCTGCCGCGTCAGGTCAGAATACACCATTTATGCAAGTGGGGACAACGAATAGGAGAACAACTACCGTCCCGCTTGGAATTGATCAGTCTTATGTTTTGTTGACCGGTTTGACACCCCAATCAACCTTCGTGTTAACCATGAAAGCTTACTTCGAGTACATTCCTAATCCAGCAAGTGCGGATATGGATTTCTTGAGACCCACACCACCTCTAGATAACAAGGCGTTAGAGATAGCGTCGATTGCCAGAGCTGCATTTCCTCCTGCAACACCAGTTGGAAATAATGCCTCTGGTGATTGGTTTAGATTTGTGGTAGGGTTGCTTGGTGCAGCTGCTTCGGCGGTTGCTCCAGTTGCAGCAGTAGGAATGAAAGCGTTAGCAGAAGCTGTAGCCGTTAAACTGGACAATAAAGCAAAGGATAAGCAAACTAAGTTGAATCCACCAACCCCCGCACCCCGGAAACCTGTGCCACCCCCTCGAAAGAAGAAGTGAAAAGGAG